CTTTTGTAAAGCAACGAGTTTACCAGCTCGCGCAAAAATGCCATACGTGGGCTGTTCTTTTCGTCCTTATCGAAAGCCGAAAAGAACTCCTCAAACTTCGATTTAATTACGTCCACCATCGTTTTGTCAAACATTAGTCGCCTGGTTGTTTTAATGTCAACAAGCACAGTTTTGTCGAATGCCGAAAAGGTAAGGCTACTGGGTTTTGGCATGCGCTTGTAATCCTTAATTTGCGCATCAATCATTTTTGCCTCAAACACCTCGTCCTGTGCCTTATCAATTGCCTCGTTCAATGCTTGCAACGCCTTTTCTGCTCTTAGCGCGTGTGTGGCCACTCGCTGTGCGTGCTTCTCTTCAACTCGCAACACTGGGTTTATTGCCCAGGTGTCAAGCTTACGCCCTTCGGCGTTTATCCATACTTTACCTTTTTGTTTCATTACTGTAGTTTTAGTGATTGGTTTCAATGTCGTTTAATTCGTCTTTAAGCTCTTTTAGTCGGAACCCCATTTCTATGGTATCTCGCCTTACTGCCTCGTAGGTGCTTAGCTTCTTATTAATTGGGTCGTTAAGCCAGCTGTTACGACGCTTGGTCAGTGTTTCTAGCGATAGCACTTCGCCCTCTACTATCTCGGCTGTGCGCTGGTTTTGAGAAATCGTTTTTGTTGTCATTTCTTAAAGTTATTAGGGTTTACACTTGCCACCGAGTAGTGTATCTCTGGGCTTGGTTTACTAAACTTTTTATTCATAATGCGGCTAATGGCATCCTTGGTGGCCATCTTTTTATAAAAAAGCTCGTTATTGCGGCTACGCAGTTCCATAAAATCGGCAATCGTTGCCTTTTGCATTCTTTCTGCATTCTGCTCTATTCGCAGGTCAAGCGATTTCAACTTCTCCTTGAGATGTTGAAGGTCTTTTTTTGTTGCTTTTTCCACTCTAGTTATTAATTGCCGTTTCACGTTCCTGTTCGCGCTTTACCATATCCTTATAAAGTATGTTTTCGAGCTTGGGTATAAGCGCGGTCATCTCGTCGATACTTAAATCGTATAGCCTTTTGCCAGCAACTCTCGGCTGTTCTAAAAACTTGTTTACAATAGGCCAACTGGTAGTATCAATGCCGTATTTTTGCATACGGTGCAGTATGGCTGAGCGTAACCGCTTTATTTCCTTCTCGCGATAGCGGCGTGGGTTGGCCTTTTCGGCCAGCACCTGCATCTCGGCAAGCATACGCTTATAGTCGTCGGGTTTTTGCGCAGCAAACTCCTTTAGCGAGGTGGTAAGCATGTTGCTATACTGCCAAACCAGCTGTTCTTTAAACTCGTCCTTATCGGGGTGAGGTATTTGGTTTAGCAGTGCAAAAAATCGGTCGTAAGCTCCTTTTTTCATAACTATTCCTCCTTTTGATTAATTTGCGTTCCCCAATACAGCATACTTTTGCTCTCGTCAATTGTTAGCACGCCGCCCGGGCAGCGACCATACACCTGGCACGTTAATCCCTTAATGTGTACAATGATTTTTGCAAGCTTATGCGCCAGCTTGGCCACGGCGGTGTATGGTTCGTTACGCTCCTCGTGGGCCAGAAGTATAAAGAGCTTGTCGGGGTAGTTTTGCATTAGCCTGTAAAGGCCATTCCCTTTCAAATCGTCTTTATAAATGGTGAGATTGTCAATTAAAATTATGCGCTCGCTCCGGCGGCGGCTAAGGCGCTCCTCTAGTGCCTCAATGGGCTCGTATGCTATGGCGTGAAATCGCCTGTTGTCGCTATCCAAACCAACGCGCAGGCACGTATCACGAAAAGCCTTGGCAATGCCCTCCTCGGCCGATATGTACAGCACCCGCTCCTCCTTGCTAAGCTCGTCGGCTAGCTTAAGGGCGAACCACGTTTTGCCGTTCTTATCCTTACCGTACAACAGCCAGATGCCATTATGCTCAGGCTCGCCCATCACCTCGCGCCACTCGTTTTGTAAGTTGAGGGTTTTGTACTTCTTATCGTAAATGTTCTTTAGCGTAAGTGCGCGTGCCATACTACTCTTGGTTTAGTATTAACAATGACTCGGCACGTCGAAGGCCGCCAATATCGCCATTGTCCATAGTTAGGCATCGCTTCACAATGGTGTTGATGCTCGAGGTGTCCTCCATATTAGCAAGCAGCACGTCAGTAATCAGCTTCTTGTAAAAAGCCAAGCGAGGCTCTTTGCCCACGGGTACGGCATAGGTAAAGCGTTCGGAAAGGCGGCTAAACATTTCACGATATCCAACCTTGCGGCTGTTTATACCACGCTCAATCTTGCGGCGCAGCCCATCGGCACCAATTAAGTACCAGGCACAAGCATTTTCAGTGCCGTTCCACAACTCTTTGAGGTCCATAAACGCACCGTACTCCAAATCGCCAGCCTCGTCAATTATTACAATGGGCTCGGGCAGCGTACTTAGGTAGTACTTTACGTTTGCCTTAATATTGTCGTACTTGTCGTTTGTGTCAATGCCTATTGAGCGAGCCACCAGCTTAATGAATGCGCGCTTGTTCTTACCTTGCGAAGCATCGACATAAAAGCAATTTTTGAGCGTGCGAGAGAGGTACTTGGCGGTATAGGTTTTGCCTATTCCGCAATCATCCACACATATACGGCTTTTGCTAAACTTTTTGCAGAAAAGAACGTCCTCTTCAATTATTTTAAACACCTCGGTTTTTGCGGTATTCCACTTGCGCTCGTTGGCGTTTACGCCAAGCTGCCTGCCCATATTAAGCCACTGGGTTTCTTTTATAAGGCCTGTTATTTCGCCCTTTTTTATGCGCGAAAATACTGAGCCGTTCATTTCCCACTGCTTGGCGAACATGGCATCGGAACCGCCAAAGTTTTGGCGAATTTCAATTAGGCGGGCAACCACCTTGCGCTTAAAATCATCACTTAAGTTTATCATAACTGTTGTTTTTTGGGTGAATACTAAAATCTGTCTTTTAAACTCTGTTTATATGGTGTTTCAATTGATATTAAATCAATATCGTCGTCTGGTGCATCGGGTAGTATCTCTACGCCGTTGTGGGTTTGGTTTGGCTCAAAGTTGTTAGGGGCTTCCTCAATGGGATCAACATCAACCGTATTCTTGCCATTTATGCGGAATACCATTTTAGGACCAGCAGGCTTTTTGTCGGCATCGTAAATGTGTAGCCTGTCAATGGTTTTCTTTTGCTCTTTTCTGTACCCTTCAATGGTGGCAACGTACCGGCTCATTAGTTCGCGGCTTTCAAAGTCCTCTGGGGTTTGCTCAATGCGGGCGCGGTTGTAGGTTGGTTTTTTAACTATCTCGCAAATAAGCCTATCGCCCTGGTAAGCGTATGCCACAAACACCTCGCCGTCGTTATCGTCAAACCAGTAGACCTCTATGGGCTTGCCCTCGGTTTGGTTCATCAACTCAATAAGCCTTGCACCGGTGGCAACCTTACCATTGTCGCCAAGTAGGTACTCGCCATTTTGCAGCTTAATAATTCCAAGGTTGCAGCTGGTTTCGGTGCGGTAGCCCAGGTGCTTTATAAATGTGCGGTAGTCTGTTGGGCGTAGGTCGGGATTTTGGTTCGCAACAAAGTACTCCCAGCGGCTCATTTCGGGATGCTTGCTATGCGGCATATTGTTCCACTTCTCTATATCGAGCAGGCGCGCCTCGGCAAGTTGCTTGTATGGTATATAAGGGGTGTCGGTGCTTCCCTTCTGGTTGCTTTCGGCAATGGCAAAGGGGCGGGCTAGCCAACCCTCGCTGGTTTTCTCAACATCGTACCGCAATTGGCGGTAGTAAGCCTCTATTCGCTTCCCTCTGGCATTGTTGGCCTCAATGCGCACGTACTGAAATAGGCTACCCTCTTTTAAAAAGGTGTTTTTAAATGATGAGTTCAAACTGCTCTCTGCCTCTAGCTCTGCTGGCAGCGCAAGCCCCCACTCGTGGAAGTTGCGAACCAGCTGGCGGTAAAAGTCGAGTATTATGCCCTCCTTGGTCTTACCGTACACCCAGCACACAAATGCCTCGGAGGCAAGATCGATGCCGTTATAAAACCACATCCTGCGCCCTTTTTCGTACTCGAATGGTGGCTGGCGGTCGTCAATAGATATGATTGAACCTGCAAGTTTTGGCTGCTCAAGGCTATGGTAAGGCTTATACTTCGACATAAGTATCTGCCTATCGCCCGAGCGTACAGCGTGAGTAGCGAGCCTGTTTTTCCAACTCTTGAGATAGTTGTAAACCGTGCTTTTTGAGAGTTTTTTAAAGTCTTTAGGGCTGTAAACCTCGCCTGTTTTAGGGTCAACCACCTCAAGGTACCCGCTTAAAAAGGCCTCGTACTGGCGGTGAACATCAGTGGCGGTGGGCTTGTAGGCTTCGTATGCAAAGATGTTATTAAGTAGCTGCACGGCCTCATCGGTGGCCACTATGGCGTTGCGGTTGCCAAGGTTCTTGTTTATTAGGCAGGAAAAGCCTTCGCGCTGGAACTCGTTAAACTTATCGGCAAATCGGCGTTCATTCTGTGGCAGGGTGTGCCTGGTGCTGTGTCGTTTTTCAAGAATATCATTAAACGAAACCACGTCGAGGTGTATGCTTCGCATTATACCAACCTGCGAACCCATTTGGCTAAGCCTCTCGCGCTCGCGCGCATCCTTTAGGCTAATGGCCGCAATAATAACAGATGCGTTGGTTGTATATTTCTCCTGTAAATCGTCGGATAGGTATAGGCCATTCTTGTATTTGTAGTCGGCATAAAATTCTATGGCCTCCGAGTCGGGCTTGTAAAACTGCTCAAGTGGGTGTTCGTTTACCCGCGGGTCCTTAAAACATTCGCGTATTCGGCGGGGGAGGCTGTCAAAATCAA